TCGACCAGCCTTCTGCAAAATTTCTCTGGCATCGGCCGCACTGATCCGATGCTTCCGGGCGAAGTAGGCGACTTCGTACTGCTGCGACGCGGCGACGAGCTTTCGATCCATCTTGACCATGAGCAATCTCCTTCGTTGGCAGTCTATTGGATGTAGAATCCGTCGAGAGCGATCCTTTGGCGCGCCGTGTCGGCTTTCACCGCGATAGAGGCGACCGGCACGGCCTTCCAGTAGACCCACTTCTTGGCAGAGCCAGCCGGATGAGGTGGCAGCGAACCTTCGGCGCCAGCTGCGACGAGCAGAAAGGGCGCCTTAGGCTGGCGTTGGTCGCCGGAATGGTAGACGTCGACCATCATCCCGCGAGTGCTCTCCTCCAGCGGCCACAGGACCGCACTGAGCCGCGAAGGCGAAGCCATGACCGCGCCCGAGGGACCTATTCGACGGAGTGCTTGACAGTCCCGTTGATCACGCCGCTGGCGCCGACGGTGACTACACGCGGCGGCTGGCCTGCAACGCAAACGTCGTAGCTGCCTGGCTTCAGTCCTTTGAACAAAAAGCTTCCGTCGGCGGCCGAATGCGTCTCGGCTATTCGAGCAGCACAACCTCCAGGATTCCGGCCGAGCTTTATGTCGACGCCTTTGAGTGGCGCGCCTGCCAGAACGCTACTGGCTGATAAGCAGGCAATGCCGAACGCCAAGATGATCGCCCCGAGTTTCATGTGAACCTCCCTGTTGCGACACCCTCTTCAAACGGATGGCAAGTTTACGCTGGGCGCACCTTCGTGGCTAGACTTTGGATTGCTATTCGAGCCGAGTCTCTTGCCCAACGAAAGGGCCGAAAAAATCGACCCGCGGGTGAGCCCGTCGGCGCCGATCCGACCAAGACGCGCCCGCATAGTCACGTGGCGGCGGAATTTGACGTCAGCGTCAGGCAGGTGTCCCGTATTAAGCGTCATGTCGATTGGCATGTCGCGTAGTGTGGCACGCACGCCTCAGGCAGTTGCTTGGAGGCGGCTGTACGACCTACCACAGTGGCGCGGGCCACATGGCGCCCGACAGCAGCAGCTCCGCAAACAACCATTATGCGAGCGCTGCCTGGCTGAAGGCAGGACGACAGCCGCAACCGTGGTCAACCATCGCACGCCGCATAAGGGCAACATCGAACTCTTCCTCGATCCCGGTAACCACGAGAGCGTCTGCAAGCCCCACCATGACGGTGTGATCCAGTCGGAAGAGCGGACAGGCATCGTCTCACCAGTCATCGGAGCCGACGGATGGCCAGCCTGACCGGGGGGTGTGCAAATCTCTGGAAAGCTCGTGTTCCTCGACCGGTGGCGCCCTGAAAAAATCATAAACGCCCCGAATTAGCGTTTACAGGTGAACAATCGTGGGAACGCGAGGCCGCACGTCGGCTGCTGAACTGTCCGTGATCTCCGGCGGCGGGATCGAGACCATCCGCCGGCCTGATCCGCCGATCGAACTGACCGAGGACGAGGGCGAAGTCTGGCGCGTGGTGGTCAATCGGCTGCCGGCGGACTGGTTCCCCGCCGAGACGCTGCCGATGCTGGCGCAGTACTGCCGGCACACGGTGGCGAGCCGGCGCGTGGCGGCGATGATCAGCAGTCTCGACGAAGAATGCGCGAAAGCCGTCAAGGACGGCGCGGCCCAGGGCGAAGTCGTGCTCGGCTCAGCCAAGGCGCTCGACCGGTTGCTCAAGATGCAGGAACGGGAATCCAGATGCCTCGCATCCCTCGCGACGAAAATGAGAATTTCGCAGCAGACGCAATACGATAAGAGCAGGAAGCGTGGTGCTGTCGCGCCGAAGAAACCGTGGGAATGACTATGCTCTGCTTCGACGATGTGAACGCTGTTCTGCGGTATGATCCGGCTGCGGGCCATCTGTGGTGGAAGGTGCCAGGCAAGGGGCGGGTTCTGTCGCGGCCCGCCGGCAATCTTGCTCCGAACGGCTATCGTTATGTGCGTGTGGCTGGGAAACTCGAATTGGCGCACCGCCTTGCGTGGCTGCTCATGACTGGCGACTGGCCGGTCGACGAAATCGACCACGAGAACACCAATAGCGCCGACAATCGCTGGAGCAACTTGCGCCCGGCTGACTCGTCTGAGAACAAGTGCAACAAGAGGATTTCGTCCCGCAACACAACTGGGTTCAAGGGCGTATCGCGCACAGAAAATGGGCGCTGGAGAGCGGGGATTGCGCTCCGCGGCAAACGGCGCTCGCTCGGGCGGTTTGATACGCCCGAAGAAGCTCACGCAGCATACGCTGCAGCGGCAGAGAGGCTGCACGGCGAGTTTGCCAGGGCAGTCTGAATGCCAGCCGCAAGAAAGGCGCCATCACGCCCAAAAAGCCGTGGGAAGGCTAAGCCGAAGGCAGAGACGCGGGCGGAGCGCAACATCCGCTGGTGCGAAGAGCACCTGAGAATTCCTGACGGCAAGTACGTCGGCAAGCCGCTGAAGATGGCGCCCTTTATGCGCGACGACTTCACGGCGATCTACGACAACCCGTCAGGCACGCGCCGCGCGATCATCACGCGAGGTCGGAAGAACGCCAAGACGACCGAATCCGCCATGATCGTGCTGCTGCACCTCGTGGGACCGGAGGCGAAGGCCAACTCGCAGCTCTACAGCGCGGCGCAATCGCGCGACCAGGCGGCGCTGCTGTTCAATCTCGCGGCCAAGATGGTGCGGCTCTCGCCGACACTACAGCCGTTCGTGACGGTGCGGGATACCGCAAAGCAACTGTTCTGCGGCGATTTGGGCACCCTCTACCGGGCGCTGAGTGCGGAAGCGACCACGGCCTACGGCTTGTCGCCCGTGCTGACAGTGCATGACGAGCTCGGGCAGGTGAAGGGGCCGAAATCCGAGCTCTATGAGGCGCTCGAAACCGCCACCGCGGCGCAGGACGAGCCGCTCTCGATCATCATCTCCACCCAGGCGCCGACGGATGCCGACCTTTTGTCGGTGCTGATCGACGATGCGAAGACCGAATCCGACCCGCGCGTCGTGCTGCGGATGAACACGGCGCCGGACGGGATGGACCCATTTAGCGAAGAGGCGATCCGGGCCGCAAACCCGGCCTTCGACCTGTTCATGAACCGCGACGAAGTGCTGGCGATGGCCGCCGACGCCAAACGGATGCCGTCTCGGCAGGCGGAGTTCGAAAACCTCGTCCTCAACCGCCGCGTCGAAGCGCGGTCGCCCTTCATCAGCCGGCCGCTGTGGCAGACATGCGAGGCCGAGCCGGCGGCGTTCGATGAAGACGTGCCAATTTATGCCGGGCTCGACCTGTCGAGCGTGAACGATCTCACGGCCTTTGTGCCGATCGGCAAGATTGAGGGGATCTGGAACGTCGAGCCGGTGTTCTGGCTACCCGGTGACGGGCTCGAGGAGAAAGCGCGCAAGGATCGCGTGCCATATGACCTCTGGCGCGATGAAGGTTTCCTTCAGACGGCGCCGGGCAAGAGCGTCGATTATGAATTCGTGGCGGCGTTCCTATGGGACTTCTGCCAGCACCATAACGTCAGGAAGATCGCCTTCGACCGGTGGAATTTCCGGCATCTGAAGCCCTGGCTCCTGGCCGCAGGCTTTACCGAGGAAACCATCGAGGAACTATTTGACGAGTTTGGGCAGGGGTTCCAGTCGATGAGCCCGGCACTCCGAACCCTCGAGGGTGAAATCCTCAACGGTCGGATCGCGCATGGCGGCCATCCGGTGCTGACGATGTGCGCGGCAAACGCCGTCGTGGTGTCTGACGCGTCAGGCAATCGGAAGCTCGCCAAGGACAAGTCATCTGGCCGCATCGACGGCATGGTCGCGCTGGCGATGGCAATGGGCGTGGCGCCACTGGACGGCGGCGAGATCATCGCCACCTCGCCTTGGGACGATCCCGAATTTTCACTGGTGGCCTGATGAAGCTTTTCGGTTTCGACATTTCGCGGGAAACGCGCGCCAGTGCGGAAGACCCGCGGGTGCCGGTCAGCGCCGAAAACTTCCTGCAGTTCTTCGGCATCGACCCGAGCAACCTGCCGGCGGTCAATCTCGAAAGCGCGCTGAAGGTTCCTGCGTTCGCCGCCGCGGTGACGTTCCTGCCGCGGACCCTGGCGACACTGCCGCTCCACGCCTATCGGCGGGGCGACAACGGCGCCAACAAGATCGAGGGCAAGCTCGAGAAGGTCATCCATGAGAACCCGAACGATCTCATGGATAGCTTCAAGTTCCGCCAGTATTTCTGGCAGGGCGTCTTCACCGACGGCCGCGGGCTCGCATGGATCGAGCGCATCGGGCCCAACGTCGAGGCTCTCTGGCCGCTCGATCCGCGCCGCACGGTCATCAAGCGGATCGGCTTCGATCTGACCTATTCGTACAACGGGAATGATTATCCGGCGCGCGATGTCATCGACGTGCCGTTCATGCTGCGGCCAAACCAGTACGAGAGCTATGGGCCGCTCAACCTCGCCAGCAAGGCGATCCAGCTCGCCCTGGCGATGAACGACTATGCGTCGGGCTTCTTCGCAGGTGGCGGCGTGCCGCCGCTGGCGCTGACCGGGCCGCTGCCGGCCGGGCCGGAAGCGGTGAAGCGCGCGCAAGCCGACATCAAGCGCGCCATCGACATGGCCAAGAACGGCGGCGATCCGGTGTTCCCGATCCCGGTCGGCTACACGCTCAATCCGGTCGGGCTCGACCCGGCCAAGGGCCAGATGACCGAGGCGCGGCTGTTCCAGATTCAGGAGATCGCGCGCGTCTATGGCCTGCCGCCGGTGTTCCTGCAGGACTTGTCGCGCGGCACCTTCGCCAACGTCGAACAGCAGGACGTGTTTTTCGTCAAGCACCTCATCGCGCAATGGGCGACGGCGCTCGAGGGCGAGATGAACCTCAAGATTTTCGGCCGCCTGAACAACAACCGCTATGTCGAGCACAATCTCGACGGGCTGATGCGCGGCGACTTCGTGAGCCGCATGGCGGGCCTGGCGCAGGGCATCCAGAACGCCATCCGCACCCCGAACGAGTCGCGCCGTCTGGAAAATCTGCCGGACCTGCCGGGCGGCGATCAACTGATGATCCAGGGCGCCACGGTGCCGATCGGATCGCAGCCGAAGCCCGGCGCCACTGCCAATGGAGACCCCAACAATGTCCAATCGTGAGGTCCGCGGCGGCATCCCCGCCGAGGTGCGCGCCGATGCCAGCGGCGTGCGCGTGTCCGGCTATGCGGCGGTCTTCAACCAGGCGGCGGACATCGGCGGCATGTTCCGCGAGATCATCGCGCCCGGAGCCTTCACCGCGGCAATCGCGCGCGATGACGTGGTGTTCCTCATCAATCACGACGGCCTGCCGCTGGCGCGCACGCGCTCCGGCACGCTGACGCTGACCGAGGACGCCAAGGGCCTGCGGATGGAGACGACGCTCGACGCCGCCGACCCGGACGTCATGTCGATCGTGCCGAAAATGCAGCGTGGCGATCTCGACAAGATGAGCTTTGCGTTCTCGGCGACAAAGCAGTCGTGGGACGAGACGACCGATCCGCCGACCCGCACCATTACCGAAGTCGAGCTCTACGACGTCTCGATCGTCACCAGCCCGGCCTATGACGGCACCAGCATTGCGATGCGCAGCCTCGAGGAGGCGCGCGGCAAGAAAGAACATCCCGCTCACAAGCGAATTGCGGAGCGCAAGGCGCGAACCGAACAGGTCGCGCGCGGCATCCGCTGAAATTCCCGGCATCGCCCGGAGGTGGCACGGCAAGCATCCCGCTTCCGGCCCTAAACCCATGCTCACAGTCAGGAGACACCAATGAGCAGCAAGACCGAACTGCAGGAGAAGCGGGGCCAGCTCGTCACCCAGGCCCGTGAGGCGCTCGACGCCATCAAGGCCAACACCGACGAGGCGCGTGCGAAGGAGCTCGAGGACCGTCACGACAAGATCATGGCGGATTTCGACAAGATCGACGCGCTGATCGCCAAGGAAGAGCGGCAGGCTGAAATCGAGGCCCGTCTCGCCGATGCCAACGCCGAGGAACGCGCCCGTCGGCGCCCGAACCATGGCGACGGCGAGGGCCGCGCGGCCGATGCCGAAGACGGCAAGCCGGAATACCGCATGGTATTCGCCAAGCTCATGGGCGGCGTGCAGATCGACATGCTGACCGACGAAGAACGTCAGGTGCTTCGTCAGGGCCAGACCAAGTTCGAAGGCCGCGCGCAGTCGACCTCGACCACGGCCGGCGGCTACACCGTGCCGACCGAGCTCGTGCCGCAGATCATCCGCTCGATGCTCGCCTGGGGCCCGATGTACGACCCCGGCGTGACCTCGGAAATCGTGACTTCCTCGGGCAACCCGATGAAGATTCCGACGGTTGACGACACCACCGTCACCGCCGGGGGCCACACCGAGAACACGGCGCTCACCGACGACGGATCGAAGGACGTGACGTTCGGGCAGAAGTCGCTCGACGCCTACGCCTTCGACACCGAGTTCGTCCGGTGGAGCTGGGAACTGGACATGGATTCCATCTTCAACATGGAAGCCCTGCTCGCGTCCCTTCTCGGCGAACGTCTCGGCCGCATCGCGAACCTCAACCTC